TAACTCAATAGGTGCTTCAGTTCCATTCAAGACAAACTTATTACCATTACCAGAATCAGCAACAGTAACTGTGTAAGTTGTTGAAGTAGGTGTATTACTTGGTATTCTATTACCATCTATCTCAACACCAGTTCTAAACCTATAAGAAGTTTCAATCCTCTTAATAGCAGACTGATCATCTAATGCTGTAGTATAACCATAAGGACCGTATATAGGATATCCATCATACGATACACCTAATATCTTACTATGTCCGTTAGTATGACGTGACTTATCTCCACCAAAATTAGTAGCACTATAATACGTCTTAATATCAAATACTCCTTGACCAGCAGAAAATGAATTGATTACCTTAGCATCTTGATAATTATAAAGATGTCCACTGTTAGGATATCCATTATATGTGTCCTGATCGTAGAAGTTAGTCTTATTAATATCAAATTGGAATCCTGTAGGAGGAGTACCAATAGTTCCTCCATCAGGAGTTAGTATTGGAATACCATTTGACATTAAACCAATTTGTCCTTTTGTAGGACTGCTATCTTGTGTATTAAGATCTGTTAGTGAACCTCTATTCTTTACATCAGGATTATTATTTGGTGCTACTTGAGGAACATCTTTACCTCCACGATAGATTATCTTGTGAATATAATCTTGTGCGTAGATATAATTATTATTAAAAGCAGAAGGAAAAATACCAGAACCAGCTGGATCTGGAAGATTATTTGACCTAAGTGATAACCTATCTCCAGCAAATGCACCAGTAGTAATAGATGCAGATACACTAGTCAATATACTTCTGATATCAAAAGTATTAACAACTAAACTATCATCCTGATTAGCATTGATAATAACCCTAAGAGGATCGTATCCTTTACCTGGTTCTAATACTCGTACATGGACAATTTTACCAGATTCTATTATAGGAAATAATAGAGCAGCAGTTTCTGGAGTACCGCAATTGGTTACAGTTAATTGAGGCGGATCAGTTTCATCATAATCTTTACCTCCCGATTTAACCACAACACTATCTACACCAAAATCTTTATTAAAGATTGGTTCAATAACGGCTCCAGATCCAGGTACTGTTCTTGGCATATTAGGTCACAACTACGATTTGATTACCCATTGATGGGTGGTTTGCACATTGATAATAAAGAGTTGCAGGTGCATCCATAGGAACAGTAAATGTAGTTGTTCCAGCACCATCATTTGTTACACCAGCAGTGTAAGCATTTCCACCAGCAGATTGACGAATTTCAAATGGATGAATAGTATATTGTGAATCGTTTTTAAATCTGTAAATTTGTCCTCTCGTTAGATAAAGAATTGGATCATTAGTCGTATTAGGGAAACCAGATCCAGTAAATGTAAAGTGAGAGTTAGTTCCATCATTACCAAGTAACCATGTTATAGTTGGAGCTGAAACTGGAACCCAGTCAAATCCATCAAACAATAACATGTCACCTTCAGTAACACCAGATCCTGAATAAGAGAATCCACCAGATCCAGCATAGTTAATTGTTAAGGTGTCACCAGTAATACTAGTTGTTATATCTGTACCACCAGTAACTGTTAATGTATCAGTTGCTCCAAGAGCAGTTGTACTTCCAGTGTCAGCATTAAATGTAGCGAATATATTACCACCGCCAGCCCCGCCACCAGTTCCAGGTCTAAACTCACCGTTTGCTGCATTCCAGGTAGGAACTTCCCCGTCTGCATAAGTCGTGTCTTGTACATTACCAATGTCTTGTACTCTAGAGTTAGTAGTATCTAAGAGTTCTCTCCATGCTGTATCACTAGAGAAATATGCTTTCTTAGTGTCATTCAGATATGCGAACATTCCAGTGTATGTTCCATATGGAGGAAGATTTACTGCTGCTACATAAGGAGCATTCCACTTAAGGAATCCATCAGCACCATCAATGATAGTATCTGTAGCATTAGTACCATTTCTTAAAGCAATATCTCCAGTACCATCTGACTGTATTACAATATTACCATTACCTGAAGATACAATATTATATCCATTTACGTTTAAATTCTGTTCAAGAATATTCTTATTAGTGGGTTGTCCAGCTGCAAATGCTGTTCCATTCCACGTTAAAGCATCACCTGCACTGGGTGAAGCAGTATTAACCAATAAATTTTGAGCACCTGAAGAACCACCTAAAGCATCATACAATTCGGTGAAATTATCATTGATCTTGTCACCACCAGCACGGAGTGAATCACCAGTGCCATCGTTAGCGGAAGTTCCAAGTGCTAGTAGTTGTTTTGCCATTAGACCTAGGTTTTTAGTTATTTATGAGGGACGTTGTTGTTTAGTTTGAGGACCGAAAATATAAGGGTATACTGGTTCATTATCCTCATCTAAAGTTATAAAATATGCCCAAGTACCACCTGGAAATTCAGGGGTAACTGCATATCTACCATTATTAATATCAAGATCTCCTAAACCATTTACAAATTCATAATCTTGCACAAAAGTACCAGCAAATTTTTGAGCATAACTATAGTTTCTACCAGCAGGGGGAGTTGTTAATACTCTATATGAACTTGCTAATCTTTTAGTTCCTGAATCATTATCATCAGCAATTTTATATCCAAAAGGTCCGTAGACAGGATAACCATCAAAACATGTACCAACAATCTTAGAATGACCGTCAGGATGTCTGAAATAATTACCTTCATAATGTGAACTACTGAAATAACTATTAGACTGAACAATACCGTTAGCCCAACAGTTTACTAAGAATTCACCTGAATGATAATGATATGAACCATTCTGTTCTGGATGACCTCCACACTTATCTACACCATACGAAGTACCATTATATACCGCATTCCATTGGAAATTAGGAGGTAATGCATCATCAGTTCCAGGTAGAGGTCCGTCTGCTGCTGTTGGAGCAGCAAGAATAACACCATTAAGTGCTATACCTAAAGCACCAAAAGTTGCTGCTTGAGGATTAGAAGTATTAGTTCCACCTCTATAAGTGAACTCATAATTATATTCCTGAGCAGAAATATTATTGGGACTATTCGGAAAATTTCCAGAACCCAATGGATCACCTGCCAAAGCAGGGTCTGGGAGTCCGTTGCTAGTTACAGTCAAGACTCCTTCAAGGATAGTTGCAGTAGTAGTAGAAGCTGGCATAGTTAATATTTATGGTGTACTTGACCAGATATCGGTAATTTCAAAGGATGTTAAGTTAGTTCCTGTTCCAGCTGGTGATGGACCGTGACCAGGAATGTCACCACTATTTACTTCAGATAGATTATCGGGTGTGACGTTAACTACATCCTCATCAATAATCTCTTCTTTATAAATTGCTTCCTCACCATAATCAGCTGGGTTTGGTGCAGTATAATCATCTGCGACAGTATTTTGAATATCTACATCAGGATACTTATAACCAGAACCAACTGCGTTTGTATCAACACGACTGATTCCAACCAGTGCCTTAACTGCACCATCAAAACCAGATGCACTATCAACTCTAACAACTGGACGTGAAGTATATCCAGATCCAGGGTTAGTTACCTGAACACCATCCAATCTATTGGATAGGGTAACCGCTTCACCTGCTGCGTCACGACCAAATACAGATCCGATATATTCAAATGTTACTAGTGTGTTAGAAGATTCAATAACAGCAACTTCTCTGTCAATTGTCTCACCTTGGATGTCTAGAAGGTCACCTGCCTCAATTGGAGGAACAACCTCAGACTGCGTAACGTCAGCGTCAGAACCAATGTATGCAAAACCAACAAATGTTGATCCTACACGAGGAATTTCTTTAAAGACGACACGAGAACCAACAAGTTCAAAACCAATTCCAGGTTGCTGAATAACACCATTAAGCGAGATAATAATATTGTTATCTGCGATAATAGATTCAGTTGCCTGTACACCTTCAGTTAGTGCGATAGAGTAGAATGTACCATCACGCTTAAGGTTAAAGGATGATCTCAATGAATCAAACTCAAATGATATATCATCTAATTGACGCATCTTACCAACATAGAATCCAGTGAATGAAGATCCTAAAGTAGGTGCTTCGTTAAACTGTATGATATCAGAGAATGCTGTGTATGATCCATTAGCACCAGGAGGTTGTAGAATACCATTCACAAAGATCATCATATGACCTTCAGGATCTGGGAAGTATGGAGTACCGTTTTGCTCAGTTAGTTTGAACTGTGTTTGTGTACCATCAAATCCAACGAACCAGCGAGACGTACGTCCAATAACATCTACTTTCTCTTGTGATGCTGCCTTATATCCGTCATTAGATACGACAGTATCATTACCTGTAAATGTTCCAATAACATCACTTAGATATACACGATCTATTAAACCAATTTCATCAATTCTAGTTACAGTACCGTAAGCAGTTATAGGTTGATTAACAGTAGTAGCAACCTGACCATATATGGTTGGAACTGAATCTTCACCAATTGGATATTGACCAATATATTGACCGTTAGCAAATGCCGAATCTCCTATTGGTGACACGTACAAGTAATTATTTTGATCATCCCAACCAGTTATAATACCAACAGCACCTTGGAAGATCTTAGATAAGTTGTTGTTTGCCTGATAAACATACTGACCAACTGTAAAGTCAAGAGTGTTATAAGGTGAAGTTAAACTAACACCTAAGCGTGTATATCCAGTAGCAACAACCTTATCACCTGTACCTATGTCAGCAAGAATTGATGGATGTTTCTGAACATCAAGATATATTCTAGTTGCTTCAGGATATACAACTGAATTCTCTTCAAATGAACCTACTATACTTTCAGTATCAATTGTAAGTTTACCACCAGTATTATCAATAACAGCACCTTCATTCTTAATGAATGAAACAACTTCTGCTGTAGCACCTGAAGTGTATCCTTGGAATGAATATCCATCACCTAGATCATTAGTAAGATCAACAATCTGGAATCTATCAACAGTAGTTTGAATACCTGCGTTAGTTAAAGTACCAACTTCAAGTGTGATATTAGCACCACCACCATTACCAATATTAGCATCAGGAATTGTCAATACATCAGAAACTCCATATCCAGTACCACCGTTTGCAATAGTTACGTTAGCAGCACCTTGATCATCAACCGTTACGTTAAATGTTGCGTTAGATCCATTACCACCTGTGACTGCAACAGCATCATAAGATCCTTGAGTTCTGTTTGAATCGGCACCAGCGTTTGTTAGATTAGTAATAGATCCAACAAGGTTAGTACCACCTGCTAGACTAGCACCTGAAGTCTGCCCAGTGATTCCATTATAAAGTGGGAACGTACCAGCAGTGATTACAACGTCCATATAACGGAAGTTATCATCAGAAGATAGTGCGTAGATTGTACCAGTAATAGCAGAGTTACCTGTTACCTCAATTACTTCATTAAGAGCAAAGTCTGCATTACCACCACCTAGAGTAACCTGATCTGCCTTGAAACTAAATCTCTTAAAGATCTTAGCAACCTTGGCTTCGTTACTTGTAATCTTCTCAATCTCAGCATAACTATCAGATCCAACACCATAGAAGAAGTCAGAACCTTGTAATTTGTTACCAAGTCCTACAGGAACGTTTCTACTACCACCTGTGACATATGAAACTGCTGGAAGAGTAATACCAATATTACCAGTAACAGTATCATAGAATGCATCATCCTTCAACTGGTTACGATATAGTTCAAATGTGTTTCTATAACGGAACATTATATCTGGAGTATCATAGAAGTGATTCAACGTTGTTCTATATTCTGGTAAAATACCAGAGTCAGGACCAGTTATTAAAGTATTATCTAATTGCTGTTCAACAAAATCTTCAAGTTTGTCTATAATATACTTCTTAATGTTATACTCATCAGAAGTATAGAACATAAATCCATTCTCAGATTGATAGATGTCTAAGAATCCTTTACTTAGTTTTGCACCCCAAATATAAGAACCTTTAACACCATCACCCTGAGAACCAGTACCAGATAAAGTACCAGTATTGTTGAGCATATATTCCTTAATATCTAATTGAGCAATACCAAATGGAACTCTAATAGTAATGAATGGACGGAACCAACCAAATCCATATGGTTTAACACCCCAATTAATTCCTAATCTAGCTTGTGATTCTTCAAATGTACTAGAAGAAGTCAATCCATCACCAACAACCACATTACCTTGAATGAATAGTGAAGGACCGATAGCACCTGTTACAGCATCCCATGTGAATTCTGCCTTATCAGTAGCACTCCATGAAATACTATGACGGAACTTATAGTATTCTCCTTGCTTAACGAAACAACTCCATGTGTATTCCTGATAGGATAGTGAAGAACCTTCATCAAACTTGTTATTAGTATCGTCAAAGCTAATTCCATCTTTATCAAACGTATCATAAACTGGTAGAGTATAAGTTCTTTCAACTACTTTTGGATCAGTATTATTTCCAGGAATATACTTATCAGCAGTCATAGTAGCATCAGGACCCATGGTTGCATCACCAGTGATCGTACCACCAGATATATTCCAACCACCAGCACCAAATGTTTCTCTTTGTCCACTTGGCCAGATGTTATCAGCATTAGTCTCACCATGGACAGGTGAAGGTAGAATACGGATGTTTTGTAATGTAGCAGTATTATTAAGATTTGCAGTACTTACAGGACCTTCAACAGCACCTTCAGCAGCATTAATAAAGGTATGTGTGTAATTACCACCAGTTATTAAAGCACCAACAGTAGCACTTACCCATGTATGAGCATATTGGCCAGCAGCAGTTGCAACTCCAACATTAAGAGTTATCGTTCCATCTTGAACTTTAACACTATTAGGTGTAGCAGATACGAATGTATGTTGTGTAATATCAGGAGAAGGACCGATCTTAACTGAGAATTGATCTTCATCATCAACAGTTACAGGTAACCATTCCTGACTTGCAGGGTCGCTAGGACGAGGATATACATGTGTAGTCTTATCACCATCAAGTAAACATGTAAATGTTACTGCACCATCATCAAGTTTAATCAAATCTCCACCAGTTAAACCATGACTATTAACAGTCAGAGTTAATTCACCAGATCTAGGTTCATATGTAGCATTGTCTGGAGTTATAGTTGTTGTACCAACAGACTTAATGTTAATTGCAGTATCATAATATGGGTCAGTTGTACGTGGATAAGATCCATTTGCAGCACCAGATCCAGTATCACAAGAGAATGTAATAGATTCTTGTGCTAACTTAACACTTTGACCTGCATGTAGATAATGATTTACCATTACTGCACCAGCAGTTGCAGTCTGGAATGTATGTGCTAGAGGAACACTAATAGCACCTTGACCACCATTAACGTTAACAGTAATTGTAGTAGATGATGTTGCATCAATAGGAAGTTCTTTACCCCATGCATAGTCACGATTATTAGTTGTATTTGCTCCAGTTAATCTAGGATAAGAAGCTTGAGTTCCAGTGTTTGCACCAACGTCAACAGTAACAGTTGTTGCACCTACAGCATCAATATTTAAAATTGCTCCAGATGCAGGGTCATCTGCTCTAGGATAAGCATGGTTAGAACTATTTCCATCAGCATCACAAGTAAATGTTACTGCACCATCATTGATTTCAAGAGTATCATTAGTTGTAAATGTATGAGATCCAATTTCAAGTACTAAATTACCAGTTGCGGGATCATAAGTTGTTCCAGAAGCAGCAGTCTTAAGTACCTCAGATCCATCAGAATCAAGAGTAAATACAAGTCCACCAGTTGTACCACTTACAAATGCGTGTGTACCTGTTCCAGCAGTACATGAGAATGTTAATGATTCATTCTTAAGACGAATAGTATCATTTGTAGTTAATCCATGATTGGCACCTATAGTTAACTCCATATCACCCGAAGTTGGGTTATATGTTGCACCAGTTACATCGTAACTACCAATAGTAAGAACCATATCACCAGTTGCAGGGTCATATGTACCACCTGTAGGTGTATAGTTTACTGTAGGTGATGTACCAATGTTGACTGTAATAGTGTTTGATGAAACTGAATCAACAGCAATATCTTTCTTATAATATGGATCAGTGACACGAGGATATGAATGATAAGTTGTATTATCATCCATTGAACATGTGAATGTTAATGAATTCTCTTTAATACGAATTACACTATTCTGTTTCTGTACTCCCTCAACAGTTGCTTGATAGAATTGATGGGTACTTGTATTTGGAGATAAACCAACAAATACTTTGAAAGTATCAGCAGTTACATCATAAATTGGTAACCACTTATCAGCATAAGGATCACCTGCACGAGGATATGAATGTTCAGAACCATAACTATCCTCATTACACTTGAATGTTAATGATCCATTATTAATCTTAATCTTATCGCCAGCAACAAATCCATGACCAGATATGGTCAATTCCATAGTACCAAGTGCAGGTAGATAACTTGCATCAGTAACAGTATGAAGAGTTCTAGGAGTCATTCCATGACCAGGAATTGTAAGAACTAGATTTCCTGTTGTTGCTGTATATTCAGCATTATTGACATTATAAGGTGTTGCAATTAAATCTGGAGTTGCAAGTAAATCATAGATTGCATCATCTTTAACCTGTTTTAGGAATGCACCTTCTTCTTGAGTTTGCCAAACAGGACCCCAATCAGCTTCAGTAGATGCTCTAATCTCTTCTTCAAAGTACTCATCACCGATAAGAGTCTGAAGTGCAGCAGCACGACCAGGCATTCCAGCTGGAGTTAGAATTTCAATAATTGTAGTAATTAATGTGTCAATAGCAGACTGAACATTCTTACAATCTTGAGATGTATATTCACCACTAATACCATCATCTTGAGAATCAGTAATAGTTTCATCTCTAACAGCAGGGTAGATTGTTTGGTTAACAAATCTTGAGACATAATGATGTCCACTTATTTGACCATCACCAGTACTTTGAAGTAAATTATTAATTGCTTTCTTACAAAGCATACCTACATTCTCAACTGCTTGAGCAGTCTGAGCAAGTTGATCTTCAACCTGAACAATAGAATTAGCAGTATCAAGATATTGTTTAGCAGCTTC